TCAAGTGCGGCTTTTTTGTTTTAGCTTCAAATCATGCTCTTTAATGTAACTACCATAATGCCTGAATAGCATTTCAGGGCCATCGTGACCCATCTGATCGGCTATCCACCATAAGTTACGCCCGTCACTAATCAGCATTGTTGCGAACGTATGTCGAGCTTGATACGGATGCCGATAACGAACATTACTTTTATTAAGAACGGGTATCCAAATGTTTTTACGAATTTGGGCTGCACCCGTTAATTGCTTTTTTTGTCTAGGCTCAATGAAAACAAACTTATTATCACCTGTATACTGTTGCTGAGCGAGTAGCGATTCCAAGGCTGGTCGTTGCAATTCAATAATTCGATTCCCCGACTTTGTTTTTGTTCCTTTAGTAACTGATTTTTTATTCGTAGAGTCCCAAATCACCGCCTCACAAACCTTTAGCTCTTCATTAACAAGGTCAACGTCAATCCACTGTAAAGCAGCTGCTTCTGATGGTCTCATGCCAGTGTAAAACATGACGGTCAACAGGTTACGTTCTAATTCATTTCGGCAGGCGTTTAAAATTGCCGCTATTTCTTTTGGGCGGAAAGGATCCACATCATCGTGTTCACCGCGAGCCGACACTTTTTCAACTTTATTCATGTATTGGTGTGGTTTGACAGATGTACATGGGTTTAGTGGTAACACACCATCTACCACAGCCTCGTTCAGCGCTGAGTTCAGCACGCTCAGACGATTACGCATAGTTTTTAAAGTCACATTCGAGTCTTTTATGTATCGCTTTATATCAGACGGGGCAAGGTCTACCACTTTAATGTGATGAATAGATTTAAAAGCATTTTTGGCTTTTTCATATCCCTCTATCGTTGATACGCTAAGACCGCGTTTTTTACTATTGCTAATATATTCCATTAAATAATCATTAACTGTTGCGGTTGATTTAGCTGCAAATTTCTTGGCTTTAGGAGAGTTCGGGAAGTAGTTAGCATAATCAAACTTCCCGAGTAGAATCATGCGTTCAATTTCCTTTTTAAGTCCAAAGGCAAAATCCCAATCACCCTTTAATTCAGGGTTTAGCCCGGGGAGCGCTTCACGGCAGCGCTCACCTTGGTAATTGAACGTAATGTTAAGGCGTTCACCGGATTTTAATTTGCGTGTAAATACGCCGATGTACTTATTTGTCCCGCTGCCCACTTGTTTACCTCTTCAATGTTAATCCAACGACCTTTTGAACCTCGCGGAACGTTATAGTGTGTCCCTTTTACCCAGTGTTTTCGCCTGATCCTTTCGTCTAATGTGCTTTTTTCCTCTCCGTATACCCTTAAGTACATTTCCTGCGGTATCCATGAACCGATATGACTCATTTGATTTAGCATATTTATCCTCAGTATTTGTAATGAGAAAAATCAATTTTTGGTAGTTAAAACCGATTTGTTCGGTTATTCTGTTTTTAAAATACAATTTAATTCGGTATTTGGTCAAGTGTATTTATTTTTGTTGGTGTTATATTTGTGTTAAATTAAAGGCGTAGTTGCAACGTCAAAGGAGTAAGGATTTGGTTGACTTGTTGTTTACCCTAGGTGATTGGGTTATTGCTGCTAACATCACTGTGGCGATTCTCTATTTAGTGTTCATAAACTCAAGTAATAGTGAAGCTAAGACTTTAGTACTGTTGGCACTAATAAATGCTTTGATGCAATATTGGGGAGGTTACTTAACGGGTCTTTTCGGAGTAGAAGAAACAAAAGATTTGGTCCGGCATACTTGGTATCTATCGTTTATTGCTGCGGATCTATTGTTTTTGTGTCTTTTAGTTAGTTTTCATAGAAATAGTAAAACGACACCGTCACGATTTGCAATTATCGTCAGTTTGTCTTTTCTTACGATACTTGGTATTCAATCTGCCAGATATATAACATCTGTATTGCTTAATTTAGATCTACTATTGATTGCATTTTTGTACACAAATGCGATAACATCTATTAACATTTGTGTGGCTGTGTATAGCCTTATAATTTTAATTAGTTCATTTAATAGTTCGAGAAAGCAGGTGGTTTGATGGCGGGAGTGCTGATTTTAGTAGTGTTAAGTTTACTTACATTTGCGTTCTACAAATTTAAGCAATTGTTAAAGCTGACGGATGATTGCTTGGAGCCAAAACAGGAAGTGAGTGAAAATGTTATTCACTTTGACTTTGGTAAAAATGGGTTACTGAGGGATTGTCAGGAGCTGTTAGAAGAGTCTGTAGGTTTAGATTTAAGAATTGCTAACGGTGAGGCCGTCATTATTGAAAGTATTGCTCACTCTAAAAAGCGAGATCAGGTCATACAAAGAATAAAGAGATTAAAAGATTAACCCATAACAAAAAAGAGCTGCTTAGCTCTTTTTTGTTATTTGTTGATTGGCTTCGCTGCCTGAATCAGATATTACTGAAGTTTTGTATGATTCAGGCTTGGGAGGTTCTACACCATTGCCATTAGTACCGCCTGAAACTTTAGAACATTGCTTGAAACTAATATTTTTCATTATCCTTTGCCTTTTACTTTTGAACTTAGAGAATTATAACTCTCCACGAACTTAGAGTAATCACCACTTAGCTCACCAATCAAGCTTTTTGTTAAAAAGTCAGCAATTTCCTCTTTATGTTCGAATATATCTAGCTTTTCACCGTTTGCCTGCATGTGCTTGGACATTGCAACAATGGTTCGATTAAAGGCTATAGGTAGCATTTCAACGATAGCAGTTTCACTGTAAAGGTTTCCGTCATCAACTTGCGTGCTTACTGTGTTTGATTTGTCGCCAGTTACGAGAAACTCGTAAGACACACCAAGGATCTGACAAATTTTTACAATATGTTTGGGTATCGTATCTCTTTTCTCTAAAGATGCTACCGCTTGCTGAGATAAACCAATTTCCCTTCCGAACTCGGTTTGAGTCAGCTCTTTGTTTTTACGTGCTTTTTCTATTCTAGAACCTATTGTTTCACTCATAAACAGACTGCAAACGACACCGTTAAACATAACTCTCCCTATACTGACAAATTTTTAGCTACTATAGCAAACAATGTTTGTGGTTTACAAAATACCGAATTAAATGGTATAAAACAAAAAGTTTCGGTATTAATTGGGGGTGAACCATGGAAAACAAACCATTAAATGCGTTAAAAAGAGCTATTAAAATTGCTGGAGGTCAGCAGAAATTAGCTGAGAAATTGGGGAATATTAGCCAACAAACGGTGTCAGGGTGGATGAAAAAAGGTGTTCCGCCCCATAGAGCTGTTGAAATTGAAAAGGCCACGGATGTAAGCCGTACTGAGATACGTCCAGATATTTTTCTAATAAAGGACTAGATCATGAGTCATTCAATCGTAGAAATCGACCAGCTAATCACAGAGCCATCACATTGGGACATCCAGTTGATGAAAGTCCGCCAATTACGCGCTCAAATCAAATCACACAAAGCGCAGCACGAAGCCGAGCAAAAGCGCATTGAGCAAGAAACCCGCGCCCAACGCAACGGCGAACGCAGCAATCAATTACTTAAATCCGCTTTGGCGATGGCAGCACGCAACCGCATGAGCGCAAGCAAAAGGGTGGTGTTATGAAACCGAATGAACTCACGAACTTGTTCAGACGAGGCATTAGGCTGTTTGCTTACATTGCTTATGAGTTACCTGCGAGAGGTAATCGCTTGACTCGCTTGGGTGTTGAATTAGCCCTTGAGCTGGTTGATGAACTTCATGATGAGGGGTTACACATTGTTGCGCATTTGTTAGACGGTGCGGTTTGTCTTCATGTTGAAAAGCATGAGGTAGCGCTATGAAATCAAATCAACGCATGTTTGCTATCAAACGCGCTATTAAGCAATGCCTTTACATTAATCAAGAGCTACCAGCGAGAGGCAATCGTTTAACCCGCGCAGGTGTTGAGTCAGCGCTAGATGCTGTTGATGAACTGTATCTGGCAGGTGCTAATCGCTTCGCGCACAAATTAGATGATGTGATTTATCAGCACGTAGAAAAGTACGGGGTAGCGAAATGAGTGATATTTCTCATGAGTGGCGAGTCGAAATGAAATCGCTATTAGTTTTAACAAACGAACGAATCGAACACTACTGGGGTGTTATTTCGTGTTACCAAAAACTAACCCAAGAAGAAAAGGAAGAGGTAAAGGCTTCCGTAAGTGAGAACAAGGCGGCTGTAGAATTAATTCGCTGTGACATTGCCACTCTTAACGAGCGTGGAGCTATTCACGTTAGCGAGGCGATGCAGGAACTGCTTGACGAGTTGTTGGGCTGTGATTAATGAACAGTTTTAAAAAGCTCCTAACCTGCCCCAAAAGTTATAAGTTTGGTAAGACAGGGTTGTGCGTTAGAACAGTTATCACGATGACAGGTAACGCCCCGTACGCTGTTGGTGACGTAGTGAATTTGTGCGACCACCATAGCGGCCAACTGTTTTGCAAGGTCAAGGTGTTAGCTGTCGAGTTCAAAAAATCAACCGCGCCAATGTGGTTTTTTTGGCTAATGACGTATGAGTTAGTAAATGATTGATTCGCGTTCACTACCAATTTGCTGGGAGCTGGTCGGCAATAGCGAAAAGATGCAGCCCATTACCATTACTAGGGCTGCTCCGCATTGTTGGGGTAAGTTCGGTTTTGATAAGGTCGCAGAGCAAGTTAAATCACGCTTAGCGCTAATACCCACTAACCGCTTACGCCGCATTGCTGCGCATGGGTATGCGAAACGCTTTAACTCAGAGACAGCGAAAAACCCTGAGCGCTCAGCCAATATTTACCTGCGAAAAACCATTGAGCGAGTCACTGAAATTGTTGACCGTTCGCCACTTACTATCCGCGAATTAAACAGCAAAAAAGCCCGTAAAGATAAAGCTAAGCAGATCACCACGATTTGCCAGCAAATGGGTATTGTTGAGTTTGATGAAAGCACGACTCTTGAAGATGCTGAGCAACTGGTTTTTGCCAGTTATATTGCAATGCATGATTTCACGATGTCGCAAGGGGTGACGCCCCCATATCAAGCCACTTTTAACGCCGCCAAATCCAAACTTACGAGTGAGGGTTGGGAGCGTTGCGATACCAATTTGCTAGCAGACCGATTAGAGCGCGGAATACGCCGCATGCAATGTGATAAATGGTGGTTGCGCAAACTAAACCGTTTACGCGACACCACACTTGAGCATTTAAATATCACTATGGGTCTGGTTAAAAAAGGGGTCTCCCCGTATGCCAGCAAAGATGCAGTTCAAGAGTTCCGCCACAGCAAAAAGTCACAACGTGAATGGGTTGAGTCCATGCAGCTTGAAAGCAAGGACGGCGAAACCATCGACCTGAAACACGTTTTTGACCATTCCATTTCTAACCCTGAAATCAGGCGTATTGAAATGATAGTTCGCATTCGTGGCTATAAAGAATGGGCAGAGGAAAAAGGCATGGCGTGCATGTTCTACACCGTTACTGCGCCGTCTAAGTACCACGCAAACAGTGATAAATATAACAACGCATCGCCACGTGAAACCCAAGAGTATTTGGTAAAGCAGTGGGCAAAGGTTCGCGCTGAGTTATCCAAGGCCAAAATTGGGGTATTTGGTTTGCGTATTGTTGAACCTCATGCTGATGCAACCCCGCACTGGCACATGGTGCTATTTATGAAGCCAAGTGACGAAGCCACAGTAACCAACACCCTGCGCCGCTATGCCTTGCAACACGATGGTGACGAAGATGGGGCTGCGAAAAACCGTTTTGATGCCACGCCGGAAGATAAAAGCAAAGGCGATGCCGTGTCGTACATCATCAAATACATTTCCAAGAACATAAACGGCGCGCACATGGGCGATATGTTTGATGACGAAACGGGGCTACCTATTGAGCCTGAAAACGGCATTGTGATGAATGTAGCGGCATGGGCTAGCCGTTGGCGTATTCGGCAATTTCAATTTATCGGTGGGGCGCCTGTTGGTATTTGGCGCGAGTTTCGCCGTGTGCCTAAAGAGTCAGTCGAAAAATTGTCTGAAATCGCAAAAGAGATATTCGAGGCCGCAGATAACAGTCGGTTTGCTGAGTTTATTGAATTGCTCGGCGGCGCATTGGGTGAGCAATCAAGGCCAGTAGAGCTAGCCAAGGAAGAAAACGGCGCTAACGCATACGGAGAGCCAAAACAGCGCACCATAGGTATCGCATCGCGCGGGTTTACCTATGTCACTCGGGTTACGCAATGGCTTTTAAAGAGGAGCGACAGCGACTCTCCTTGGAGCACTGGAAATAACTGTAATACCCCAGCCAATGATTGGCAGATTGGGCATGGGGAAAAAGCAAACCCCATTCATTTAATACCCCCTGAGCATCGCAATGCAGTCATGCGGGGGGCAACTTACCAAGAAGATGATGAAATCAACCAAACCGTAACTCATTACTGGGTTCGCGGCGGGAATCTAATGCAGGAGTCAATGAGTTATGCGTGATGGGCACAAACTGGCAACGGGCGTGATATGCCTGTTAATCGTGGTTTATGGAGCGTTAAGGGACAGTGTTTTTGGTGAGATGCTGGACGAGTGTATCAATGGTGGTTTAGAGCAATCGGGCATCAAAATTACATGCAAAGTTGAGCGTGTGGAGTGGGTGAAAAAGTATGAGCATTGGGAATCTGAGGAGAATTAAAAGTGCAGCAAAAAATCGTAAAAATCGCTGGAAAAATTAATGAGGCGAAACAGCTACCAGCCATTCAGGTAGGTAAAAAAATTAGACTGGCAGAGGCCGCGCTTGATGACACGGTGTCGCTAATGTCAGAAATGGCAAGCCGAATAGAATCTTTGGAGGCAATGCAATATGGCGAAATCGACTAACGAGGAACTAGGCGTAATTGAGTGTGACGGCTGCGGCACGTTCGCCAGCATACGCCGCCGCAAAAATGGCAAACAGCTGTTGTATTTGCACTGCAAAAACTGCGGATTAGACCAGCGAAGCGGGGCGAATTTGCAAGCGAAATGGGCAAAAGCCATTAAACAGCAACCCCAGCAACCACAAGCGTTGCAGAGCGAAAATAGCGAAATGCAAACGCAGGTGGTTTTACACAATCCCGCACCCGATGAATGGGTGCCACAAACAGAACAAATTAGCGAACTAGGAGCAAACGAACATGCAGAATCAGGCGAACGACTTACCAGCGGAACTACAGAAAACAGCGATAGCGACGGCGATGGAGGATTTAACTTTTGGGGGTGGCTCGCAATCGGCGCAATCGGAGTTGCAGCAATCGCCACAGGTGGACGAATACAGCCATCTAGATAAATTCACGGCTGTTCAGGATGAGCAAGTGGGGGAGGTTGCTGAATCGGAAGAAATGACCGAGAGCGATATTAGTGCGCTGGCTGGGTATGGCGTTTCTTCGCTGGCTGACTTTATCGAATCAACCATTGAAGCCCCTGTGACCATTGATAACGACACTCGAGAGGTGATTGCAGAAAAGGCTGCGCCTGTGGTGCGTAAATACTGCAAGGGCGGGATGCCCTCGTGGATGGTGAAGTGGAAAGAAGAAATTGAACTCGGCCTTGTTCTTGGCACTGCTGCAATTTCGGTATTTAAGCAAATTAAGGCGTACGAAAAAGAGAACACCAAGGGCGAATTAAATAGCGAAAATACGGAGGTTGTTAGTGGCCATTAACTCTAACAATGCTTTAAAAGCAAAGCATGTATGTTATTTGGCGGGAACTGGCGGCGGTAAAACTACCGCCGTTAAGTTGCTGAATATGGTGGGCGACCAATGCGCGATTTTCGATTTATACGGCGATTATAAATACGATGGCCGTAAGCGCGGTCATTTTAATGGTTTGGGTGGCCGTGCGGTGTATCACTACGCAAATCGCAAGCAATTTGCTCAGGCGTTTGTGGAAGCGTGGCGTTCGGGTAAAAAGTTTGTTGTGGCGTACAGCCCTGAGTTCCCTAAATCCCTCAAAGGCGAGCAGCTCAAAAAAGCCAAGCAAGCCGAGCTCTATTGGTTTGGTCAATTGATGTGGGAAGCCGCAGACGGCAATCGTGAACTACATGTTGTGATTGAAGAACTCGCCAGGTTAAGCGACACCGCAGGCAAAGACGATTCAATCATCGGTGAGTTGGCAACGGGTGGGCGAAAATTCGGTGTGATTTTGCACACGGTGTTTCAGCGTTCGCAGGAAGTGCCCAAAACCATCTGGAATATTTCGCCACGTAAAGTGCTTGGTGCGCAGGAGGCGCAAGCGGATGCAAAGCGCGTCTCTGTGGAGTTGGATGCGGAATTAACGGACATTTATCTGATAAGTAAACTGAATGCTCGTTATGAAGATGAGCGGCTTTATTATTTGGTAAAAAGTAAGGGGGGAATAGGGAATATTGAGCCAAAAGTTATCCACCTGAAAACAGGCAAAGCCGAAAATCTGACATTTGACCAGCTCCGAGCTGCTTAAAAAACACCCTAAAAGAGCGAAAATTTCGCTCTTTTCGCTATAGGGGGAGCGAAAACCGTTTCCCTCAAGAGCGAAACGCCTGATTTATTACTTAGCGATTTTAAAACCAAACAAGGTAATCGCATGTTAAATAAATCTACTCTGACATCCGTGGGTGTCACTCTTGGCGTTTTAGCCATCCTTAGCAACGTTCGCGCCTTGCGTTCAATTAAACGCATTATCATCAAGTAAGGGGCGAGCAATGTTTGATATTTCTAAACTAAACAAAATCACAAACGTTGTGAAAGGTGGTACTGCGTCACTGTCATTACCAATCAACTCAACCTACGAAAAGCTGCATTTTAAATTGGCGGGTTGTACTCCGTCACAACTGCGCAACGTTCGCTTAGAGCTAGATGGTCGAATGCTGTGCGAGTATGAATCAATGCAAGATTTAGTTGACGAAAACAACTATTTCAAACGCCCACAACAAGCGGGATTTTTGACGTGGCATTTCTCACGTCCAGAAGTGAAAAGCCCTATCAATAGTGACCTGTCTGTACAGCGCTTTTTTGCGTTGGGTACGGTTGGGTTGGCTACGGTACAAATCAAGTTCGACATTGACTCGGCAGCCAAAAACCCCGCTGATGAAACGGAAGCGTTAGACGTTTCGGTGTACTGCGAAAAAGACATTGGTGCTGCACCTGGTTGGTTGTATAAGCGCCGTTCATTCCGTTACTCATTCAGTCAGGGAATCAACGAAGTTGACAACATCCCTAAACCCGTTGGCGCTTACATTTCACTGATTGAAATCCGCAAGGCTGGCGTGGCGAGTGCTGAGTTCCTAGTAGACAACGTTAAATGGCGCGAGCACATTCCAAAGGCACTACACAACCACATCATTGAGCAACGTGGCCGCGCTCCGCTCGCCAATGTTCACAGCATCGACCTTGCAATGTCGGGCGATGTGTTTAGTGCGCTGAAGCTGACACCAAACATCTTTGATATGCGTCTGCGTGTTGACTGTGAAACCGAGGGTCCAGCCGAAGTCATCGTGCACTACTTTGCTGATTACGCATCAAATTCATTCTAAGGGGGCGTTATGTCTGGATATGCAGAGCGGCCGCCAACCATGCAGCATCACGGCGGTTGGCAAACTGCCATTGGTAGTGCGCTAGGGGATGCCTTAGCGCTGTGGGATAGAACTGAGCAAATCAAAGCTATGCGCAACTCAGCAGGTGCGCAGCAGCACGACAAGAAAGCAACCGTTGAGCTAGATAACGGTGCGGCGGTTGTGGTTGATGCTCCAAAGACGTCGGCAAACGCAACCAGTGAAACGCTGGTGTTTGGTGTACCACAAAAACACCTGCTTTACGGCTTTGGTGGTTTGTTGGTGTTGGGCGTTGTTTTAAAAATGATTAAGTAAGGAATGAGTGATGAATGGTAAGAATCTAAAAGCGTTCGCGTATGGCGTGGCAATTGCGGCAGTGGGCGCAATCGTTGCTGAAGTTGGCCGTGACCTTTACCGCAAATACAAAGCGGGTCAGGGTAAGTAATGTTTGGCATGTTGGGGGGCGCTGGCCCCGCAATGCCAGCGATGGGGGGTATGCCGGGATTAGGGCCGATTGATGGTTCTAGTTCCGCCGCTACGGGTGACCAAAAGCAGCATATCGGTTTTAACGCGTCAGGTGTCAGTTTTGGGAATGATAACAACGGCCAGTTAGTTGTCATTGGTCTAGTTGTTTTAGGCGCTTTGTATCTGATGAAAAAGTGAGGTTTAAATGGGTTTATTTAGCTCAAAGTCTCGCAGTACGAGCAACCAGACCACAAACAACACAAGCACTAATTTCGGCATTCAGGGCGATAACAATGGATTTATCACCAACGGTGACGGCAACACATACAACATTCAACAAACCGACTATGGATTAGTCGGCGCGCTGGAATCTATCGGCGGCAACATGGCCGACTCGCAGATTGCGGGTTTTGATTTTGCACGTGATGCGGCAACGGGCGCGCAAAACATGGCGCTAGATATGACCAGCGGTGCGTTCGACTTTGCATCAAACGTTAATCATGACTCGCTGAGCTTTGGCCGTGATGCAATGGACAATGTTTACGGCTTGGCTACGGATAGCTTGGAGTTTGGTCGCGGTGCAATGGACAGCATGGCAGGGCTGGCAACCGATAGCATTGACGCACAAAGCTCGCTGGCACGCGATGCAATCGCTGAAAATGGTGAACTAGCAAACTCGTTAATGGGTTATACGTCCGAAGCAAACGCACGTTTATCTGATTTGGCAATGTACTCAGTGGACGCCGCCGACAACTCTAACGCCAGAATGTCTGATGTTGCCGTGTACTCAATGGACAACGCATCAAATCTCGCGAGGGACTTGGGGGCGCAAGTTATTGATGCAACCCAAGACGCATATAACCAGCTCGGAGACCGCTCAGCACTTGCAACCAAACAAGCGCTGCAATTTGCCAATGATATGAGCCGCAGTGATGGACAGCAGCTCGCCATTAGTACCAACAAAACCATGCAGATCACCGTGCTTGGCCTCGCGGGGCTGGGTATTGCTGTCGCGTTAATTACGAGGGCAAAATAATGTTGAAAGAAAACAAGCTCAAACCACAACTGGTGAATGAGATTCACGAAGTCGGCGCTTATATCAAAGTGTTAAGCAGCGAAGGCAAATTCCGTCTAATCGTGATGAGACAGGGGCAAAAAATTCTGGATTCAGATGTTTATGCAGGCTTTGAATTAACACCGCCGCATGGTTTTGATTTGGTGCAGCTTATATCTGAAACTGAGCAAGACGTTCGTATGTGGGTGTCTGCTGTCAAAATGTCGTATGACGCTATGGGCGTACAACCAAACAGGTCACAATCATTTGTTGTCGACCATTTTGGATTGTCTCAAAAACTGCTGCCGTTCGACCCTAGCCAAGCGCGGGCAATGGTTGTTATGGATAATATCGGCATGTGGGTTGGTGGCGAGGGGGTTGATGCGAAAAGCGGCATATATATCGCACCAAACACCCAATATACTCATCAGAGTGCAGCACCGTTATACGCCTACATTACAAACGAAATAAAGTACCAAATAAACCCGCAGGCCTCAGTGTTTTCAAATCGCGGATTGGTTAGTAGCCCTGCCGATATATCTGCATTGTCTGTATTTGAATCTGTAATTACGTTTAACACACTGTATTCAGATGCGCGCACCTGTATTTATAGGAATGGTGTTATTGAACGATATTCGGGATTTTATAAAACAGCTCCGTCCAAACATGGCGTTATTGCATATAAAAACAAAATGTTGGGCGTGTTAACGCAAAGTTCGTTTCATGAAATTGCATCATTTAATCACGAGCAGGTTGGGTATGGTACACATTCCGCCCAAGGGGATGCGGTTATTTGCGGGCGAGATGGGAGCACGAACTTTGTCGCAGTGATTGATACTACGGGTGTGAAGTTTGAAGCTCAAATACCAGATGTTGGAGACATTTATAGTATCAGTTTTGACCCGTACACAGAGGGGTATGTATTAACAACCAGTATAGGTTTGCACTCCTTAGATGCGGCATTTCAAAACACATCACTAATCACTGCTGCAAATGGCGGGACAATTAATCAGATAACATTTTCAGAGCACTATATCGCATATAGCTCAAATGTAGACAGATTTGTGATTAAACGTAGTAACAGCGAAAAAATTAACGCATCGACAATCCTACCGCTAGCTCATGATGTCATGTTGATAGGGGACCAACTCATATTAACATCACCCGATTCAATCGCATATTCCTATGATATGGCGAATGCGACTATTGTTGAGAGCGCCGTAAGCCTAAACAGAGGGATGTTTAGGGTGGGAGAAAATCTACTTGTGTCTGCCGACGATAGCTCAGAATTTGTAACTCGACTGTATGCACTGAGTAAAGATATGTCGAAGCCAGTCACATCCGTTAGGGTGCTAAAGGAGTCGTACTAATGCGACTCGACACCACACACATCATCACCGCATTAATTGTATTAGGAATTGGCTATCTCATGACGACAAAAGACACGGTTCGCGGGCTACGTAACAACAACCCGCTAAACATCAAAGAAGAGCAATGGAATGATATTGAATGGGAGGGCGAGCACGAACTAGACTTAGACCCCACCTTTGAAGAGTTCCAAACGCCTTTGTATGGACTAAGGGCAGGGGCGCGCATTCTGCGCACCTATGCCAATAAACACGGACGTAAAACCATTGGCCGCATCATTGAGCGATGGGCACCGACCAGTGAAAACAACACAACTAATTACATTTCGTTTGTGGTCGATTACACGGGCATTCCTGCCAACCGACTGCTGACCCGTGATGAATACCCGCATGTAATGGCAGCAATGATACACATGGAAAATGGTGAACAACCCTATTCACTGGATGAAATTAGAGAGGGTTTCGAGTGGGGGTTTTATGGGTAATTTTTTATCAAAAAATCTGAGCCTATTGCTCACCATTGGCGGCATTTACTACATCTACAAATACATTGATAGTGGCTCAAAATCGTTTACTGAGCCATTGGGCAACTTGCTCGCCAAGTTTCAATTTGAACTCAACGGCTCGCACGACATTGAGCGTTCGTGGGCAGGGTTCTTTTTAGACCCTGATAAACTGGATGACTCACTCAAAGTCAAAGACTCGCTCTGGATTGAGGCCATTAAGGGGCTAAATCCCCTGCATGCTGATCTGCTGCATGAAATCTTTGATGCTGATTGGCGTTTAAAACCGTTGTACAGGCCATTAATTGGCGGTGAGGTCTCGCCTCAGTCAATTGCAACAATTAACAAGAGGTAAGGCATGGATATCAGTCAAGACACAATACTCACGATACTGGCTAACGCTATATTTCTGTATGGCGCTGTAACGACCAATAAAACGGATATTCGCTGGTTGAAAGAGTCAGTAAAAGAAATCAAGGAGAAAATCCAGTAA